ACCATATAAACATCGTGGAGTATTCAACATGGTGGCTCGGGGAGCGAAGCCGAAGCCGGCTCATCTCCGGCTGGTGGATGGAACGCATCGGACGACGCGACACGGCAAGGAGGCCGATGCGCGCAAGGCCAGTGAGGCGGTCGCGGATGCTTTCGGCAAGCTGACTAAGCCGCGCCACCTCAAGCACGAGGCAGCGAAGGCTTGGGATCGATACATTGCTCCGGCAGCCTGGCTGGACGTGTCGCGGGAACCTCTTGCGATTGCCTTCTGCGAACTGTGGCAGGAATTCCGGGATGGACCTCGGATGTTCGCGGCGACGAAGCACGCCCAGCTCCGGCACTATATGAGCGAACTGGGCCTGACCGACGAGCGAAATCGCGGGGACGTTGAGCAAGAGAAGCGTGACGAGTTCTTCGACGACTGATCAGGCAACCGCTTATGCGGTGCGGGTCGTTGAAGGCAAGGTGGTAGCTGGTCCGCATGTAAGGAACGCGTGCCGACGCCATCTCGACGACTTGAAGATCGGGGCGGCAAGGGGTCTTCGTTACAGCGAGGAGGAAGCTGCTCGGGTTATCCGCTTCTTCGAAACGAAGCTCAAGCTGAGTGAGGGGCAGTTCGAGGGCGAGCCGCTGGTTCTCCACGAAAGCCAGGCCTTCATCATCGGGTCGCTGTTCGGCTGGCAGAAGGAGCATCCGAAGCACGGATGGATCAGGCGCTTCCGCCGCGTCTATATCGAGCAGGGCAAAGGTAACGGGAAGTCCCCGATCGCGGGGGGCATCGGTCTGTTCGGCCTAATGTCTGATCGGGAGCCGGGCGCCGAGATTTACTCGGCTGGCGCGACCAAGGATCAGGCAGGCATCCTGTTCCGCGATGCGATCAAGATGCGGGGGCAATCACCGGATATCGCGACGCGCACGAAAACTAGCGGCGGTGAGGGGCGAGAGTTCAACCTAGCCTATCTGGCGAAGGGTTCGTTCTTCCGGCCTATCAGCCGCGAAGCGAAGAAGACGGGTTCGGGACCGCGACCCCATATGGCGCTGTGCGACGAGGTGCACGAGCATCCTGACCGCGGCGTGATGGAAATGCTGGAGCGCGGCTTCAAGTTCCGCCGCCAGCCTATGCTTCTGATGATTACCAATAGCGGGTCGGATCGAAATTCGATCTGCTGGGAAGAACATGTACGGGCAGTGCAAGTCGCGGCGGGGAACCGCGATGCCAAGGATGATGATCCGACCTATCTCGGGGAAGTTATCGACGAGAACGCCGACACGCAGTTTTCCTATGTCTGCGCGCTCGACAAGGGCGACGACCCCCTGAACGACCCAAGTTGCTGGCCTAAGGCCAACCCGCTGCTGGGCGTCACAATCGAGGAAAGCTACCTTCGGGACGTCGTGGCGCAGGCCAAGGCGATGCCGGGGAAGCTGAACGGGATCCTGAGGCTTCACTTTTGCCAATGGACGGATGCGGAGACGGCTTGGATCACGCGCGAGACGCTGGAACCGTGCCTTGCTGACTTCGACCCAGCGATCCATCACGGCAAGCGCATCGCTCAAGCTATCGACCTTTCGCAGAACAGGGACATCACCGCGAAGGCCTCCATCGTCGAAACCGGCTCGGTCGAGGTTAAGGTCATCGTTGCTGGCAAGCCCAAGACAGTCAGTAAGCCGACTTATGATTGCTGGATTGAGGCTTGGACGCCGGGGGATACGCTTGCTGCCCGCGAACTACGGGACAAGGCGCCATATTCGGTTTGGGTGCGCGATGGCCATTTGAACGCTCCGAAAGGAGAGAGCATCCGGTTCGATCACGTCGCTCAGGCTTTGGCGGACGATGACCGCGACTACGATATCGCGCTGGTCGGATATGATCGGTACGCCTTCAGGCGGTTTGAAGACGAGTGCAAGAATCTCGGCCTGTCGGTCGAATTTGTGGAACATCCTCAGGGCGGGACCAAGAAGGGTAAGCCGAATGAGGCGATGATCCGCGCTGCGAAGGCGGAAAACAGAGAGCCAGAAGGTCTCTGGATGCCGGGTTCGTTGCGGGCGATGGAAGAGGCAATTCTTGAGAAGCGCATCCGGTTCAAGAGGAACCCGGTGCTGATCTCGGCAATGATGAGCGCGGTGACGGACGAAGATCGCTGGGAAAACCGGTGGCTCGCCAAGGATCGTGCAACCAACAAGATCGATGCGGCGGTGGCTGCGTGCATGGCGCTGGGAACTGCCATGGCAATGGAACGCAGCAACGCGACCGCAAAATATCAAATGCTTGTATTCGGATAGGAGGCCCCATGCAGAGCAGGGCTTATTCCAGTCTCACGATCAAATCGGTCGATGAGGAGAAGCGCATCGTCCGCGGCATTGCGACGACCCCTGAAGTCGATCGCATGGGCGATATCGTCGATCCCATGGGCGTGAAATTCAAGAACCCGCTGGCGTTCCTCTGGCAGCATCGACACGACCAACCCATCGGCAAGGTCGTCTTCGACAAGCCCACAAAGAACGGGATTGGGTTTGAGGCCCAACTTCTCCATCCGAACGCGGTTGAATCGCAGTCGCTGAAGGACTTGCTTCAACTGGCGTGGGATTCGATCAAGACCGAGCTAGTGCGAGCGGTCAGCATCGGGTTCAGGCCGATCGAGTACAGCTTCATGGAGAACGGCGGAATCCGGTTCTCCGAAACCGAGGTGTATGAGCTGAGCGCGGTGACGATCCCTGCGAACAGCGATGCCCTTATCACAGCCGTCAAATCCATGGGCGACGCTGCCTATATGAGAGCGATCAAGGCGCTAGACGCCGAGGCGCGAAAAGAGGCTGGCGTCCCTGAACCTGAAATTCCGCAACCCGAAGCGCCCGCCGCGATTGGCAAGACCGTGCGCGTCGTGAAGCTGGAAGCGCCCGCCCGCGACAGGGCAAAACCTTTCGTGATCCGCGATATCAAGCGGCTCGCGAAATAGTCCAACGCGGGCTCGCGCCGTGAGGCGCCGCCCCTCCCTTAGATGGAAAATCATCATGAACTACGCTGAGCAGATCGGCGCCTTCGAGACGAAGCGCGCGTCGCTGGTGGCCGCCAACGCCACCATCATGGAAAAGGCTGCGGGCGAGGGCTCGACCCTCGATGCCTCACAGACCGAGGAGTTCGACGACAATCAGGAGCAGATCGAGGCGATCGACGCGCACCTGAAGCGTCTCCGCTCGATGGAGAAGACCTCGATCGACACGACCAAGCTGACGCCGGTCGCTGGCCAGAAGGCCGATGAAGGCGCCGGTACCCGTCAGGGACAGATTCAGGTCAAGACCCAGCCCAAGCTGGATCCGGGCATTGGCTTTGCCCGCCTCGTCAAATGCTTCGGCATGGCCAAGGGCAACGTCCACGACGCGGCTCGCCTCGCCGGCATCCGTTATGGCGAGGACAGCAACGCCTTCGGCACGCTGAAGAACCTCGCAGACCGCGGTTTCCAGGCGATCGAGAAGGCGGAAGTTCCTGCAGGCTCGACCCAATCGGGAAGCTGGGCGGAGGATCTGGTCGGCGACACGACTTCGGCCTTCGCTGACTTCGTGTCGTTCCTGCGCCCGATGACGATCCTCGGCAAGTTCGGCACGAACGGCATTCCGTCGCTGCGCCGAGTTCCGTTCCGAGTTCCGTTGATCAGCCAGACGGCTGGCGGCGAGGGCTACTGGGTAGGCGAGGGCAAGGCAAAACCTCTGACTTCGTTCGACTTTGCCCGTACGACCCTGGAGCCGCTGAAAGTCGCGAACATCGCGGTCCTGACCGATGAGGTCATCCGCGATTCTTCGCCTTCGGCCGAGGCGATCGTCCGCGATCAGCTGGCGGAAGCCCTGAAGGCCCGTCTGGATATCGACTTCATCAACCCGGCCAAGACGGCAAGCGCTGGCGTTTCGCCGGCCTCGATCACGAACGGCGCTCCGCATGCGGCGGCGTCGGGCACGGGTGACGCGGACGATGTTCGTGCGGACATCCGCTCGCTGCTGAACGAATACATCGCGGCGAATAACCCGCCGACGACCGGTGTCCTCGTGATGCGTTCGGATACGGCGCTCGCCCTGTCGATGATGGTGAACGCGCTCGGTCAGAGCGAGTTCAACGGCATCGGCATGAACGGCGGCATGCTGCTCGGCATCCCCGTGATTACGTCGGAGCATGTCCCGGCTGGCGTTGTGGCGATGATCAACGCTTCGGACGTTTATCTGGCGGACGAAGGCGGCATCCGTCTCGACATGAGCCGCGAGGCTTCGGTCGAAATGCTCGACAGTTCGCTGACGGGTGACTCGATCGGCGTGGTTCCCGGTACGGCGGCGTCGACCGTCTCGCTGTGGCAGACCAACAGCGTCGGCTTCCTCGCCGAGCGCACGATCAACTGGGCGCGCCGCCGTACTTCGGCAGTTGCCTATCTGACCGGCGTGGCCTGGGGCGGCGCAGTCAACGACCTGAGCTGATCCTAAAGGGCGGCGGGTTTCGGCTCGCCGCCCACATTCTTGTGAGGAGACGGGCATGGCCCACCGGACAGTCTATCCTACGCGCACTGGGCGCTACGGAACCCGGATGCTGACGGCCGGCAAGCCCGTTCTTGTATCCGGCCCGATGGCACGCGAGATGCTTGCCCTAGGCCGCGCGACCGAGAGCGCACCACCGCGCCAACGCACGATGGCTGAAGCGCCAAAGCCCGCTGGTGAAGATCTGACCGCCCTGCGCGCAGAGTATCGCGAGAAGCTGGGCAAGAATCCTTTTAACGGCTGGGATGCCGCTACTCTGCGCGAGAAGATCGCCGCAGCGTGACGGCGAGCCTTGCCTACCGAAAGAATGCGGCCGCCATCCAAGGCGGCGTGGTGCCCGATAAGTACACCCGCATCCTGCCTTACGTTACCGGCCAACGGGTAGTCGAGATCGGCTCTGCCGAAGGCGTTCTGGCTCTGCTGCTTGCCAAAGGGGGGCTTGAGGTAACCGCCGTGGAGCGGAACCCTGAGCGGTACGCCGAGGCGCTGAAACTGGCCCGAAAATGGGGCGTGGAGAGTGTTGAGTTCGTAAACGCCGGTATCTCCGACGACTTCTCGCTTCTCGACGGCAAAGACACCCTCGTCGCAGTGCGGATGATCTATTACTTACGCGAGACGATCGACGCCGTGTTCGCTGAAATCGCAAAGCGCGTTCCCACCGTCGTTCTCTGCGGCAATCGCAACCGCGCCGATAACTGGAGGCGCGGAACGCCGCACGTACCGCTGGGCGAGTTCAACCGCTACGCCTCGCTAGAGGGCATGCGCGACCTGCTTGAGCGCCATGGCTATCGCATTGTGAAGGAATTGACCGATGGCGACGAGATCGTCGTCGGAGTTATGGATTGATCCTCGGCTAGTCCGGTTCAAGATTTCGCCGATCGATGACCTTCAAGGGTCAGTCGGCGGAGATTGGGACCGAACGCGCCGCTTCGCCCTATCGGATGCGGTAAAGCATCGGGCCATAGCGCAGCGCTATCAAGACGGCGCACGCTGGGAAGAAACTGATCTGTTCCGCAACGCCTATGCCGCCCGGATCGCACGGCGGGAAAGCGTCCGGGGATGCTGGTCTATGAAGGCGCTGCTTGCGCAGTACTACAGCCGCGTTGACGGCATGTTCGAAGACATGAAGCACCGCGGTTTCTTCGTCGAAGCTGGCCCACTGCCCACGCTGCTGATCGGCCGCGACGGGGAAATATTCATCGGGAACCAGGGCAATCATCGCCTCGCGATGGCGCAGGTGCTGGGGTTGGCCCGGATCGCTGGAAAGGTCGTATGCACTCACTCGAAGGCGTGAAGCCTATCCCGGCGATGACGACCGATGCCGAGCGCGCGCTCTACTATCGGCTGGCCAAGGAGGCCGGTGAGGGTGCGATTGTCGAGTTTGGCGCGTGGCTGGGAGCATCCACCGCCTATATCGCGGCGGGCATCCGGGACTCGGGCATCGACCGCAAGGCGCAGGTCTATGACAAGTTCCTGTCGAAGCCCGGTCACGCGCGAAAGGTGGAGGCGTTCTACAAGAAGCACGGTGGGGCAATCCCGATCGGGCCTAGCCTTCAGCAGTTCCGGGCCAATCTCGGCCCGATGATCGAGTATGTGGACGTTCACCCAGGTCAGATTGAGGACTTGAAGTGGACGGGCGGCCCGATTGCCGTGCTGATTACCGACGCGCCTAAACGGGTGCCGCAGATTTCTCCGGTGCTGACCGAGCTACGGGAAGCGCTTCAGCCGGGTTCGATCATGGCGTGGCAGGATTTCTGCCACTTCCCGAGCTACGAAATCCCGGCGTGCCTGTACCGGCTTCGGCATCACATCGAGTTCGTCGAAGCGGTGGTGCCGGGGACGACATTGGTGTTCCGGGTCAAGTCACAGTGGAGCGCCGATGAGGTCTCGCTCAGGTCGCTGTCCTTGTCGACATGGACCACGACCGAGATTGAGGCGGCGTGGTCGTACTGGTTTGAGTTTGTCCCGCAAGAGAAGCGTGGCCTGTTTGCGTGCGGAGCGGCAATGTTCCTCTGCGACATCGGCCATCCGAAGGATGGTGCTGAACTGCTTTATCGCATCTGGGCCGATCAACGCCCGGAGATCATTGCGAAATGGGAATACCTACGCGTAAACCGTCCTGATTTTGTGGTCCGCTACGCGCCGCTGTTCAAGCTGATGGCTAAAGCCGCGTGATTCGTATCGTCACTTGGCTGTGGAAGCAGCCGAACGGTCGTACGGCGTACACCGCCGAGCATGTGAACATCTGGGCGTCGATGGTCGCGCGGAACCTGTCCATGCCGCACGAACTGGCATGCGTGACGAATATGCCGAGGGGAATCGATCCGCGGGTCAGGATCATCACCCCTCCGGGTGAATTTGAGGATGTGACGACGCCGCGATGGGCCAACGGGCGGCCGAGCTGCTTTCGCCGGCTGGCGATGTTCCGCCGCGACGCAGCCACCATATTCGGCAAGCGCTTCGTCTGCATGGATCTGGACGTCGTAATCGGTGGCTCGCTCGACCCGCTGTTCGATCGCTCGGATGATCTGGTTATCTTCAAGGGGACAGCGCCGAACCGCCCGTACAATGGCAGCATGATCTTGATGACGGCCGGTTGCAGGCCACAGGTGTACGAAAAGTTCACTCCGGAAGGGGCGATCGAAGCCGGGCAACTCTACACCGGGTCGGACCAAGCATGGTTGGCGCATATCCTCGGATATGGCGAGGCAACGTGGAGTGAAGCTGACGGCGTTCATTGGCACGGCTCGCGAGCGATGCGGACTGAGACAAGTCCGCGGGTGCTATTCTTCCCCGGCACGCTCAAACCTTGGTCGCTCGTTCACATCAACAAGTTCGTCCGGTTGAACTATCGCATCACGAGTGAGAGGGAGGCCGCCTGATGAAGTTGTTCGGCTTCACCATCACCCGCACAGGCCAAGAGAAATCACTCAACCCGGTTGCTGAAGGGCGTGGGGGCTGGTGGCCGTTCATCCGTGAGTATTTCCCCGGGGCATGGCAGCAGAACGCTCCGCCTATCAGTCCGGAAAGTGTCCTTGCAAACCATGCGGTCTTTGCCTGCCAGACCTTGATCGCGAGCGACATCTCGAAGCTACGCGTCAAGCTGGTTGCGCAGGATAGCGATGGGATTTGGAGCGAGGTCAAGAACCCTGCTTACTCTCCGGTGCTTCGAAAGCCGAATGGCTATCAGAACCGTATTCAGTTCTTCGAAAACTGGGTGCTGTCGAAGCTCCAGCGGGGCAACACCTACGTTCTTAAGCGTAGGGATGGGCGCGGCGTCGTCGTTGGGCTTTATGTGCTTGCCCCTGATCTGGTTACGCCCATGGTTTCCGACAGCGGGGAAGTGTTCTACGAACTGCGCGCGGACAATCTGAGCGGCGTTGGTGAACAGGTTGTCGTGCCGGCGCGCGAGATAATCCACGACCGCTTCAACTGCTTTTTCCATCCGCTGGTGGGTCTGTCGCCGATCTTCGCGAATGGCCTTGCTGCAACGCAGGGTATCGCAATTCAGAACACAAGCACGAAGTTGTTCCAAAACGGCGCGCGTCCGGGGGGCATCCTGACCGCGCCGGGGGCGATCAGCGACGAGACGGCTGCACGACTGAAGGAATATTGGGATGCGAACTTCTCCGGCTCGAATGCGGGGAAGGTGGCAGTTTTGGGTGACGGGCTGAAGTACGAAGCGATGTCGATGAAATCGACGGACGCTCAGCTGATCGAGCAGTTGAAGTGGACCGCCGAGGTCATCTGCTCGACCTATCACGTTCCGCCATACAAGATCGGCGTTGGCGATATGCCGAGCTACAACAACGTTCAGGCGCTTAACACAGAATACTATTCGCAGTGCCTTCAGGTGTTGATCGAGGCGATCGAGCTATGCCTCGATGAGGGTCTTGCGACCGGTGAAGCGCTCGGGACCGAGTTCGACATCGACAACCTGCTGCGCATGGACAGCGTGACGCAGATGCAGGTGCTGAAGGAAGGCGCCGGCATCCTCAAGATCGACGAGATGCGAGCGAAGCTCGACAAGAAGCCGACCGAGGGCGGCGATGCTGTCTATCTTCAGCAGCAGAATTACAGCTTGGCCGCGCTGGCGAAACGCGATGCGCAGGAAGACCCGTTCGGAACAGCATCGACACCTACACCGGGGCCCGCTGAACAGGGGGCCAACGATAACGAGGAAGCGCGCCGCGCTGCGCTGGCCCTCTACGAGAAAGATTTGCGGGAGGCCTTGAATGCTTGACACCAAGGCTCTCGCTGAGGCGACGGCTGCCATCGTAAAGCAGCATGTTGAGGCGGCGACGGCCCCGTTGATCGCCCGCAATGTCGAACTGGAAGAGCGAATTGCAATGCTTGAGGCGAGGCAGCCCGAGCGCGGCGATAAGGGTGCCGATGGCGAGCCGGGGAAAGACGGCATCGACGGCAAGGATGCTGACCCGGAATTCGTCAAGCAGTTGGTGCATGAGGCTGTTGCGGCGCTTCCGGTCCCCAAGGATGGGCGCGATGGCGCTGACGGCAAGAACGGCCGGGATGGACTCGATGGCGAGAAGGGGGTTGATGGCGCTGGTATCGCCGACTTGGTGATCGATCGCACCGGAGCCCTTGTTGCCACGTTCACTGATGGTCGAATGAAGGAGCTTGGTCTCGTCGTCGGCAAGGATGGCCGGGATGGAAGTCCCGGCGCTGACGGCAAGGACGGCCGGGATGGCATGGGACCGGAAGACATCGGTCTGACCCTGATGGAGGATGGGCGCACCCTCCGTTTCAGCTTCGACAAGGGCGATACCGAGTATGCGTTCCAGATTCCGTTTCCCGTTATGATCTACCGGGGCGTCTGGCAGGAGGGCCGGGCCTACGAGGAGGGCGACACGGTTACTTGGGGCGGTTCGCTCTGGTGTGCCAAAGCCAGCACTACTGGTAAGCCGGATGGCGGCGATTTCACGCTCTGCGCCAAGAAGGGGCGCGACGGAAAGGACGCCAAGTAATGGCCGCCCTCGTCACCCTTGAAGAAGCGCGGGTCCATCTGCGGCTGACTGAGGACGAGTTTGACGATGCGGATATTGCAGCAACGGTAACATTTCAGGCCGAAGCAGCGAGCGATATCGTCATCGACTATATCAAACGCCCTGACCACGGTTGGACCGATGCCGATGCCCCCGCGCTGGTGAAGTCCGCTATCCTTCTGGTTCTGGGCGCGCTGTTCGACAATAGAGAAGGCGGTGACCCGATCAGCGAGGCAGTGCAGTCGCTACTGTGGCGCTATCGAGACCCGGCGTTGGCATGAGGGCGACTCCGCGCAAATACCGGATCGTAATCGAGCGATCGGGGCCGCCGTTTGACGATGGCATGACGACGCAGCCCGGCGCCTTCGCCACCTATCTGGCGGCCAACGCAGCAATCATCTGGGGAAGCGGGAACGAGCAGCGCAAGGCTGCCCAAGAAGGGGGCGCTCAGATTGCGACGTTCGAAGTACTGAGCAACGCCAAAACCCGAGACCTCAGCGTAACCGATCGCATCCGCTACCCTGTTTCCGGTGCAGACGCTTCCGAGTGGCCTATCTGGGATATCCAAGCCGTGTCCGATCTGGGTCTTAATGATGGCGTGCGCGTGACAGCGCAGCGAGCGTCGCCCTAGTGAGCCTGCGCCCGGCGATCCGCTCAAGGCTGCTCGCCAACGGGACCATAACAGCGCTTGTCGGTTCGCGAGTGGATTGGGGTCTGCGGCCCGAGAAATCGGCACTGCCGGCCATCGTACTGACCAAGGCGGCGCCGGGGCAGGACTGGACCTTCAAAGGGCCGGATCCACTTGTTCGGCCTTGGGTCCAGTTCGACTGCTACGGTGCGACGCAAGTGAGTTCGCTTGCCGTCGCGGACGCGCTTCAAGCTGAAATGCAGCGCGTGACCGAGGTTACCGCGGGAGGGTGGACGTTCCTGCCTCCGGGGCTTCTGGTCAGCGACGACGGGCCCACGCCTGAGGATTTGGTTGGCGGCGGTGTCGGATTTCGTATCCGGCATGACTACCAGTTTTGGGCCAAGCCCGCATGATCCCGATGGATCAGGTCGATGGACTGAAGGAACTCGACAAGCTGCTGGGGGAGTTGCCCAAGGCCGTCGCGCGCCGGGAAATGCAGCAAGACGGGATCGGAGCGCTAAAGCCGTTCGTGGATGCTTGGCGCGCAGCGGCTCCGGTGGATGCGGATCCGGAAAGCACTCCGAAGCGCCCTCCCGGTACCTATCGCGACAGCATCCATGCCGGAACTCGGCTGAACAAGTCACAGGCACGCACTGCCCGGAAGGAGGGCAAGAGCTTTGCCGAGGTCTATGCTGGCACGAACGATCCCGCGGGCGTGCAGACCGAGTTCGGGAACGCGCATCAGGCTGCGCAGCCCGCGGGCAGGCCGGCATGGGATGCCACACAGCAAGAGGTGTTGCGGGGCGTAGGCGGGCGGATGTGGACCCGCATCGAGAAAGTGCGCGCCAAACAGGCAGCGAAGCTGGCGAGAACCAAATAAGCGACAAGGAGCGAAGAGATGGCGAATACGACTATCGGCTGGAACGCCGAGCTGTGGATTGACAATGACGCTGGCACCCCGACGCAGGTGGCTGAAGTCATCAGCATCAGCCTGCCCAACCCTCAGGTTGCGGAGGTGGAAGCTACCCACTTTCAGAGTCCTGGACGTGCGCGTGAGTATATCACCGGCCTTATCGAGAACGGCGAGATCACCTTCGGCATCAACTACAATGCCGGATCGGCGACCGATACGCTCATCAACAGCGCTCTGAATGACGATCAGCCGCGCGAAGTGATGGTATCGGTTCCCACGGTCTCGGGTGTGAACCAAGAGTTCACCTTCCCCGGCATCGTGAAGGGCTATGAAAAGACGATTCCCATCGACGATCGTCAGACGGCCACCATCACGATCCGCGTTGCTGGCGCTGTGGTGCAGGCGGCTGCCTCCTGATGCTGCCTGACAATCCTCTCCGGGGCGAGGCCTCGGTCGATATCTCCGGCGCCACCTATCAACTAACGTTCGATGTCTCGGCCTTCATCTTCGCCCAACAGGCGACAGGCAAGAAGATGATGGAGATGGTCACCGCGTTCAGCGAGGATCCGGATGACCTCATCACGCTGCGCGCGATGATCTGGGCCGGCCTACAGCGAAAGCATCCGATGCCAATCGGCGAGGTCGACGAGCTGATATCTTCGGCGGGCTTGGCAAAGGCACGTTCGGTTGTGTCGGATGGTCTCGCAGCGGCTTTCGGCGGGGCAGAGGAGGCTAGGGAGACGGGAAAGGCTCCGAAGCCTCAGGCGAAGCGTGGAACTGGCTAGATCACTACGAGGGCTGGTGTGAGGCGGGTTGGCCGCCCGATGATTTCTGGCATCAAACGCCGCGACTGCTCAACCGCGCTCGGAACGGTTATCAAAGCCGGGTGGATATCGCGATCACCCTAGCCGGCGGAAAGCGGAAGCCCGCTGCGCCGGCTCAGACGCAGAAGCAAACCCCGCAACAAATGCTTAGCATCCTGACTTCGTGGCAGGGGGCAACAGCGCATTTGAGCAACTAAGTACAGCGCTGGTCCCATTCGGATTTAAACCCTGCCTTCTTCTGCTCCTGAAGCCAAACGCGATCGTCCTCGTAGACAATGAAACCCTGATCGTCATTCATCCCGCCGAAGCCGTTTCTAGACCGCACAAGGCCGCATCCGTTGCGGTAAAGTGTGAAGATGGCGGACTCCGGGTCTTTGAGGCGTGCAGAAACAAGACGCTTGAGACGGGTCGGTGAGTTCTGCGGATCGTAGGCCGCCACAGGCGCTGTGGTAGTAGACGGTGAGCATTGCCCGACAACGTAAACCACAGCGGCGAAGAGCGCCAAGAACCCTAGGCATCCCGGCACAGGAAAAGAGAACTTCGGTTCGAAATCGTGCCCACAAAACCGACATACCTTGGCGTCGTCTTGGACCTGCTCAGCGCACTTTGGGCACGGCTTCATCTGCGATTCCCCTTGGCGCTGGGTTATTTCACAAAAGAAGGATTAGGCAATGGCTGTTGGCGCTGCACTGATCGGAGCACTGCGCGTCACGCTTGGCTTGGATTCTGCCCAGTTTGAGGCCGGAACCAAGCGCGCCCGCTCCATCGCGAAGCGCGACGCGACGGCCATCCAGAAGGAACTGTCGCGGGTACGGGATGGCTTCAACAACCTGATGAAGGGTGTTGCGGTCGGCGCTCTGGTCGCGGCTGGAAAGCGAGCCCTCGATTATGCTTCGTCACTTGGCGAGGTAGCACAGCAGCTAGGCGTCACCACGGCTGAGCTTCAGGAGTACCGGTACGCGGCTGGGCAGGCCGGCATCTCCACGGAGGAAATCGACAAATCTCTCGCCAAGCTCACGAAGACGATCGGCGAGGCGCTTGCGGGGGAAAAGTCGCAGGTCGCTGCGTTCCGAGAGCTTGGGATCGCGCTTCAGGATGCAAATGGCCGCGTCTATTCCGCGGGTGAGCTGATTCCGAAGCTCGCGGATGCGTTCGCTCGGATCGAAGACCCTGCCAAACGCGCCCGCTTGGAAACCGACCTGTTTGGGCGGGCTGGCCAAAAACTCGACACCCTTCTCGCCGGCGGATCGCAGGCGATTAATGAGTTGCGTGATGCCGCGCATCGTCTCGGGATCGTGCTGTCGGACGAGCAAATTCAGAAGGCCGACGAAACGGCAGACAAGTTGGCCGCGATCAAGATGGTTCTTGAGGCCAGAATTGCAGGGGTCGTTTCCGATAACGCGGATGCGATCCTGAAGATCGGCGATGCGCTCGGGTATGCTGCGGCGCAAGTCGGCCAGTTTTTCAAGAACATGCAGGGCGTCGAGCGCCTTAAGCGTGACCAGGGATGGGGCGCGGGCTTCTTCGCATCGTGGCAGGATCAGGCGACCGCGGCCGATCCTAAGAGTTACGTTGCCAAACGGATGAATGATCTCCGCCAAGCGACCGCCGCGCGCAAGAGTGCCGAAGCTGGAGCCGGGCGGAATGACCAGTGGGGCGTTCGCGACAGGGCTAGGTTGGGTACCCTGCGAGAGCGAGAACAGGAGGCTTTGCGTCTTTTGCGCGCGGCTCGGGCAGACCCGCAGTATCAAGCACTAGTCACCGGAAATCGCGCCGCAAAACCATCGCCGGTTATCGGCGAAGGCGCACTACCGGTAGCGACATCCGGTGGAGGCGGACGTAAGCGCGGCGGCGGTGGCGAACGAGACCGCACTGCGGAATATCTTGAACGTTTCAACCGCGAGATGGCCTCACTGGCCGATGAGCAACTCCGCCTTACCATCGAGCAGACAACCTCGCTTGACGAGCGCGCCCAGCTTGAGGCCAAGCGCATCAAGACGGAACTCGATGCCTACAAGATCGAGATTGAAAGCCGCCGTAAATCCGGGGAACTCACCACACTTCAGGCCGAGAAGCTGGTACTGGCGCGGGAAGAGAAAGCCGCCGCCGAACAGGCCATCATGTGGGATCGTATCAACGGAGAGAAGCAAGACAACCTGAACAGGTTGCTTCAACTGGACATCGACGCGCGAGAGGACGCGCTTAGGATCGAACTCGATAGCGCCCGAACTCAGGATGAGCGCCGTCAGCTCGGCCTCAGGCTGCTAGAACTCGACTATGAGCGCGAGAAGGCGGCACTGGAGCACATCAAGGCCATGCTGGCGCTCAATCAGGCCACACAGGAAGAGGTTGATGCCGCAGAGCGCAGGCTTGCCAATTTCGAGTCGCAGAGAAAGGGGCGGGAGGCGGCGGTTCGCCGCGACACGATGGGGCCGCTGGAGCGCTATATTGACAGCTTCCCGAAGGACGCGAAGGAGCTGAACGAGGCATACGAGTCGGTCGCAACCCAAGGCCTGCAATCACTCAACGACGGACTTGCCGAAGCAATCTTGCAAAGCAAATCGCTCGGGGACGTATTCAATAATCTCGCGAACCAGATCATCACCGATCTGGCAAGGATCGCCATTCAACAGACCATCGTGAAGCCTCTGGCAAAGATGCTGTTCGGAGATGGGGAGGGTGGAAGTGGCGGCGGCGGACTGCTGTCCTCCATCGGCAAACTGTTCGGGCTGGGAAGCGGTAGTTCAGGATCGGTTCTGACCCTGTCGAAGACCGACAATCTGCCCAAGCTCGCCACTGGCGGCTCCTTCATGGCAGGGGGGCTTTCGGGCACCGACCGCAACGTTCTGGCTATTAACGGGATCCCGAAAGTTCGGGTCTCGCATGACGAGCGGATCAGCGTGCAGCGCTCCGGTCAGGACAATGAGCGGCCTATTGTCATCCAAGTGGTGGGCGAGGAAAGCTCGGCCTTTATTCCAAAGGTCACCGGGATCGCCGGTACGGAAAGCGTCCGGGTGGTGTCCGGCGTCGCAAAACGTCAGGTACGTACAGGCAGGTCTCGGCTAGCGTAATGGCGAGCGTCGATTTCACCAACAAGCTGCGGATCGCCTCCGCGGTGCCCGAGCCCTATTCCTTCAGCGGATGGCGCGCACCCGGGCTGGGCGGGGCGATCTCCTATGAGGGGCGTTTTGGCGACCGCTGGATGATGCGGTTTCGCACCCCGCTGATGCACATCGAACCGGACTGGCGACGGCTTTCCGCACTGTTCGATGATGCGGAGCGGTTGGGCGGAATCGTCGAGATTCCGCAGCCAGATCTAAACATCGGGGCGCCAGGTACACCTCTGGTGTCCGCGACGACAGCCAGTGGTCGGAATATCCCGATAGACGGGCTTACGCCCCACTACGCCATCAGGGCCGGGCAATGGATCAACTACGTCAAAGGCGGAGTAATCTATGCCGACCGCGTCGCCGAGCAGGTAATCGCCAACGGGAGCGGTCAGGCAACGGTGCGCCTCAGGAACCTGCTGCGCGCCTCTCTTGCGGATGGGGACTCGATTGAACTCGGCAATCCCCGGATCGAAGGTGCGGTCGAAGTGACCTCGCGTCCACCGCTTGAAGTTGAGCGGGTCACCGCAATCGAGTTCACCGTAACGGAGTTCAAATAATGAACCGCATCATGGTTGGCGCCGTGATGATGGCGGCTCTTCCCAGCCATACCGCCTATCTAAGCGATGGCGGCATGGTCGTTATCGACGGCAACACGTACACGAGTGAGGACAGCTTTCTCGGCGTTCCTACCGGCTTTGAAAGCCTCAATGAAGGCGTGGGAGACGAGGCGCCGGCTGCTGCGTTCACTTTCAACCCGCCAAGCGCTGCGTCGTCTTCCTCGCTCAACAATCCTGCCCTCGCAAATTCCCGTATCGTGCTTTCGGTCGTCGAGATCGATGAGGATGACGGGACTATCATTGGTGACGCCGAGCAAATCGCGGATCTGATCGTCGATAACCCGACACTTCGTTTCGAGGACAATTCTCGCCAGCTTGAACTTGCATGCGTTTCGAGTTCCGAGCGCCTGTTTCTGGTCAATCAGGGCAATAGCCTGTCTCCATCCTTCCATGAGCAGGTCTGGCCCGGAGAAAAGGGGCTGGTGAACGCGAGCGGGGTCAGCCGCTCCGTCGCATGGGGCGCAGCCTCCGCACCCAGAGGATCGACTTCGGGCGGCGGTGGCGGCGCGGGTGGCGGCGACGGAACTCAGCAGAACTTCAAACCGATGGATATGCCCTGATGAACTTGAAGGAGCGCGCAGATCGCACAACCGATGTGATTGAGCGCTTCAGGGACAAGCCGTTCGCGTGGGGAACACGGGGCAACTGTATCCATCTGGCCAAGGCGCAGGCGAAGGCGATGGGCGTGAGAACCAGAGCCGTCCCGAAGTTCTCGACCTATGCCGGGGCGGTGAAGGCTCTCAAGTCAACGGGGCACAACAGTCTGGAAGAGCTTCTCGACTGGTATTTCCCGAGAATTCCGTCCGCGAAGATGATTGTGGGGGACATCGCAATGCTCCCCGGACTTGCCCCCTTCAATGCGCTGGTCATTGCTGCTGGCGGGCAGAAAGTCCTTGGGTGGCATGAAAGCGATATGAGCCGGATGTGGCCAATCGAGGTCACCAAGGCCGAGATCGTCGCTGCTTGGGCGGTGGGCCGCTAGATGTCCGGGGTGTTCAAAGCGGTAGGGAAGGTCGCGGGCATCGTCGCGGCGGTCTCGGCTATCGCGCTCGGTCCAGTTAACCCGGTGACGCTAATCGCCAGTAGTGTAGCGGCCGTAGCAAATATCGGCGCGCAGCTGACTGCGAAGAAGCCGCCGAACTATCGAGGGTCGGTAGCCGATATCCAGATTGGCGCAGACATGCCGACGCCGATGATGCTCGGGACGACCTATAGCGGCGGAAATATCGTACATCAGGTCGGCTACGGACCAACCGTGAACGATGTGCCGAATACATGGCTGTTCATGGCGACGGTCTACTCGGCGGGCGGCCCGATTGAATCGATCGATACCTTCTACGCCGACTTCCAGCCATTGACCCTAAGCGCGCCCGGAGTAGACGGGGTTCGAGCGGCAACCGGCTACTTCAGCGAAATTCTACATCTCTATCCGCAGCTCGGTCTGAAGCCAGAAACATCCGCGCTGAAGACGCCAGCACACTGGACGACCCCGGCAACGCCGCCGGATTGGGGAACTGCCTATAAGCTCTCTGGAAAAGCGGCGGTCGGCTGGTCGCTGAAATGGGACAGCAAGAACGGCAAGTACGCCTCAGGCGCGCCACAGCTTGGCATCGCGGGAAAAGGTGTCAAGCAGTATGACCCTCGATCCGATGACACCTATCCCGGTGGCGACGGAAGTCAGAGATGGGCGGATCCCAGGGCGGATAAAGCGTCCTTCGACACTGCCTCTGAAACTTGGGAATGGACCGACAATCCCGGTCTTCTTGCATTGAATTATGCCTTGGGCGCATGGGAACGCGATACTTCCGACGGAGATAGCGAGTATCGCCTAGTTTTCGGGATCGGCATCCCCTTTGCTGGGATCCAAGTCGAGGATTTCGTTGAGCTTGCCAATGTCTGCGAAGCCAATGCCTGGACCTGCAACGGCATCATCTGGGAGCCCGGCGACAAGTGGGCTAACATCAAGAGGATACTGGAAGCAGGCGGAGCCGAGCCTTGCTTTAAGGGCGGCAAGCTGGGGCTGAAGATCACGGCGCCGCGTATCTCACTCGACACGATCACGCGAGATGACATCAAGGAAGGCGCGATCACGGTCGCGGGCAGCCTACCATGGCGGGATCGCGTCAACACGGCCATCCCGAAGTGCGTCTCTCCGGCGCACAAATGGCAACTGCAACAATCGTCGATCGAGCTGACCGTACCCGATTGGGTGGCCGAAGATGGAGAGGTGAAACGACAGGAGATCGCCTTCGATCTGGTCACCGACTTCGACCAAGCGGCGCAGCTCGCTGCATATCGGCTGTATGATGCTCGCGAGGCGGGCCCGATTGTCTTGCCGCTTGGGCCTCGCCTGCGTGGGTATAAAGGGGGCGACCTTCTGACACTATCCGACGACCTTGTGGACGAGTTCGGCCTGAGTGGCGCTGAGGTGGTTGTGCTCAAGCGGGAAGTGGATCCGGTCACGATGACGTGGACGTTCACGCTCATGGGCGAGACTGCGGCAAAACACGCCGCGGCTTTGGCTGCAAACGGTGCGGCCCCTGACCCGATTACCATTCCATCGACTGAAGAGCTGGACAGTGTTGTCGCGCCGAGACTGCCTTCGGACGACTTCGACGGTGGTGACAGTACGACCGAGGTGGAGGAATGATCGTCAAGTTTCGCCTCCGTAGAGACACGGCGGCGAACTGGACAGCGAACAACCCGACGCTTGCCGTAGCCGAGCCGGGGCTTGAGACCGATACCCTGAGGGTCAAGTATGGCGACGGTGTAACCGCGTGGAACGACCTGGACTATTCCGCCTCGGTCGTGGGGTGGAGCGATATCACCGGCAAGCCGGCCAACCTAACGGCCATCGCCGGCCTGACGACCGCAGCGGATGAGATCACCTATTGGACCGGTAGTGGCACTGCGGCCCAAACAACGCTGACCAGCTATATCCGCACGTTGCTTGACGATGGCAATGCAGCGACGGCGCGAGGGACACTGGGCGCGGCATCTTCAGGAGCGAACAGCGACATTACTTCGCTGGCTGGGCTGACGACGCCCCTCAGTGTCGCGCAAGGCGGAACCGGGGGCGACTTGTCGGACGCTTGGACGACTTACACCCCAACGATCAGTGCATTATCCGGATCGCTGACCTCCGCCGCAGCCGCGGGGCGCTACCTCAAGATCGGGAGGCTCGTTCACTTCCAAGTCAAGATCACAATCACGACCAACGGAACCGGAGCTGCGGCAATCGTATGCTCGCTGCCATTCGGCACGAGAAACGTGGATTCAACATTCTCGCAGGCTGCGGTTGGGCGTGAGGTCGGAGTGACCGGGAAGTCGCTGAACGGCGAACTCATGAACAACAGCACGACAATGTACGTGTCATTCTACGACGCAAGCTACCCCGGTGGGGACGGGTACGTCCTGATCGTCAACGGCCACTACGAGGCATCGTAGGCCCACTTATCCGCTGATTGCGGCGACCCAATATTCTTCAAGTCATTGGAGTGATCCCGAATGATTAAAACTGGCAGCGCTCCGGTTCGGGGCGTGCGGACTCATGCGTTCAATCTGGCAATCGCTATCCGCGGCATCGATCTGACAGGGGCAACTCTGGGAGCCGTCGTTCTTCAGAATTGGGACAATGATCCTGCTGACCCTGAAATAGAGCCTGTCGTCACGCTCGATAGCGTCGGAACCTACGAGGGTGCGCCGGTCAGCAATCTCACGGTGGCCATCGCCAAGTCTGCCATGGAGGCCATTCCCGCCGCTTCTGAAGTCGGCGATGATCTCGAATGGGTATGGTACCTGACCGTCCAAACGGGCGGCGCAGACACCGAATATCGATTGCTGGAAGGCAAGTTCGTTGTCGGAGGCGCAGCGGGTGGCCCCGGTTCGGGCGGCACGCTAACGGCTACTGTTCTGGACCAAGCGGTTACGGTCGAGATCGAGGGAGCCGCAGCTTTGGGTCCGCTGGTTGCCGCGGCTACCGAAGCCGCTGCGAACGCACAGGCGTCGGAGGATGCGGTTGTTGCGATTGCTGGCGACCTCCTGGCCTTTCCCAGTGGGCATGACGCAGATCTGGATCGAATCCGAGAGCCATTCCTGTTCGGCCCCGGCGTCGACCTGAGCAAATTCTACTACATTAGCCAGTTCGACAATAATGTTCCCGGTGCCGGTAATCGCTTCTATCTGGCGGTCAGCCGTGACGACGATGGCGAGGGAACGAACGCGACGCTGGTTTCACTGCTGAGCGAGGCTGAGCCGCGTTCGGGCAACTCGGAGTTCGTGACGGATCCTCAGGGCGATTCTGGCGTCTATCTGGGCGGCTGGGTTGCCGCTGGCTCCGCCGATGTTCTCAATGCCACGAACGGAACCTACGAGACTGCGGGGCTCCTAAGGAAGCCTGTTCTCGATACAGTCGGTTGGAAGCAGGCCGTTCGAGATGCGGTTGCTACTGGCGCGCCGCTTACGGCCCCGGTGAGGTCCGTTGGAACCATGCTCTTTACGGGCATGACGGAGTACGATTTCGACAACAACTCGGGCGACAACGGGGGCACGTTCCGAACTGTCTTCACGTTGCCAGCACCGGTTCTCCGGATGCGCGCAATTTTCGCGTTGTCCGATGCAGATGCGGTCAACGTTGCCCGTGCGGCAATTGCTCCGGTGGCTACGCTCGCCGGGGTGTCCTCGATCCCGAACGGCGACTGGACGCCGCTCACATTCGGCGGGGCCGAAGCCGCGGTTATTCCGGCCTATCCGAACAACAACCGCCGCTCCTACATCGCGTCCGACTGGGTCAATGTCGCATCGGTCGAGCGCACGGATGACGCTACCAAATTGCCACTGATTGCCGTGGCTGCGTACCTTCCGGATGAGGTCAATATTCGTATGCTCGGCAACGCGCCGAACGATATCGACCGCACGGTGTGGGCGACGCATCCGGATCGTCCGTGGATTTCCCGCTACGACGCCGATGATTGTGTCACCACACCGGCGAGCTTCACCTCGACGACGAACATCAGCAACACCCCGATCATCGGCCTCCAGTACGAGCTGGTATCGGGAGAGGTTCTGACCATTGGCGCGATTGGCGACAGCATCACGGAGTGCGTCGCGTTGGGCACGACTTATCCCGGTGCAAGCTGGGCGTTCGAAACCGCGCTCGATATGCAAAGCCCGTTCCTCACGGTGGATTGCGCCAACATCGGTTGGACCGGCGCGAGCGCGGAAGCGATCGGCTATCAGTGGATCGATTACCTTGCTTTCTGCGAAGCCTACGGGCTGACAGTCCCTTCGGTAGTATTCTGCCCTAACGCTACGCCGAACAGCTTCTCTACGCCAATTCTGGACTCTGAGGTGGCGCAGCAATTCGTGCTGATGCGCGATGCGATGAAGCAGATCAAATCGGCTGGATCGATGCCAATCGGGTGGACGATCATTCCGACCAACCCGGCGAACAAGGACTACGGGTCGAGCGATGTGAAGCGTCACAACTACAACCAAGATGACTGGCGAGAGACCTACGCAGGAAACGGGGTCACCGTAGCGGACATGGACGAGGTGATGAGGGGCGTCCCCGATGGCGATGGCCAGATGCAGATCGGCGTCGGCCTCACCTCCGACAACATCCACCCGAACGACGCCGGTATTCAGGCGATGGCCTCTGTTGCGCTGCCCGCGGTTCGATCCGTAGCCGCAACCATCGGATTCAATCTCGGCACCCTTGTTGAAGCAGCCTGAAGGAGAACATCAATGCTGGATCCTTGCGAGTATCTTGAGCCGGTGATGGACGGGCAGACCGATCCGCCGCCTCCGGCTCCATCGCCCACTCCGACACCAACGCCCACGCCGAGCGTCCCCAAGAAGGACGGATAGTGGACCCTGTCGCCATCCTGAAGCTGTGGATGATTGTCACCGCGCTGACGGTGGCTCCGTTCCACCGGTTCGCGGCTGCCTATGTCGGCTGCTACGCGGCGGCGGTGCTGATCCGCGACTTCGGGGTGGCAGAGGTAGTCGTGAACTTCCTGTGGCACGGGGCGGCTTTCATGATCGCGCTGTGCTTCCCCGTGATGCGCTCGCGGCTCTGTAAGGCGGCGCTCTGGCTCTTTCCCCCTCTGCTGTTCGTCGATGCGCTGCGCCTCCTGAAGCTCGCCGATCCCTACTATGGTTGGTGGGCCGTATTCTGCATCGTCACGGTGCAACTGTTCCTGCTCCATCTGGGCGTTGATAGCGAGGCGCGGCGTGCCTCGATCCGCCGGTGGATGAACGATGCCAATGGCAAATTCTTCCGAATGAGGGCGGCATGAATGGGGCACGCGCAATGAGTCCGTATGTCGAAGGGCTGGTGGCCAAGTACGGCGCAGTCGTGCTGGGGGTCGGGGCCGGGACGGCGGCCAAATACAAGCTGTCGATGGGGGAGGGGCGCAAGCTCACTTGGGGAGAGGTCGCGAGTGATCTTCTTCTGCTCCCGATGATCATCCTGATAGCGGCCTATGTCGGGGCGAAGCTTGGGGCTGAGCCTCATTTGCAAGCGGTCATGGCGGCGTTTCTGGCGGTGTCCAGCGACCGGCTGATCCGCCTGTTGAGGGAGCGGTTCTTGCAGCGCGTGGACCAACAGACGCGGATTCCTGCGAACGAGCTGGGCGAGATGCGTCAGCAGACGCAGGCGGGTTTGTCAGAGGTCCGCGCAGAGGTCGATCAAATCAAGCGAGGTGAGGGATGAGCAACAGCACCCTTAAGGTAGGCCCCAAGGCGCTGGCGGTCATCCATCACTTCGAACAGTGCCGTCTCACTGCATACAGGGATGCGGTAGGCGTTCCGACCATCGGATGGGGCATGACCTATTATCCGGATGGCCGCCGCGTCTCGATGGGAGACAGGCTTACGCAGGAGCAGGCCGACGACATGTTCGAGACCATCGTCGAGCGAGACTTCGCCGGGCCTGTCCGCAACCTGCTCGGCAACGCGCCCACGTCTCCGGCGCAATTCGGGGCCATGGTCGCGCTGGCGTACAACATCGGCATGAAAGGCTTCGCCGGTTCGTCAGTGCTGCGTCGCCACCGCGTGGGTGCGGATGGTTCCGAGGTCGCCAAGGCCTTCCAGATGTGGAACAAGGCTGGTGGCCGCATATTGAACGGGCTGGTCCGCCGCCGCAACGCAGAGGCAGCGCTGTACCGCTCCGACTTCGCCGCGGTGGAGCGCTTCACCAACGGGGAGGTGAAGGCATGACCGTCCACCTGACCCGCGTCCAACTCATCGCCTTCATGGCGCTAATCGTGGCGATCGTCGTCGTGAGCCTCGCCCCCGTCATCGTCACCGGGATCATGGGCAAGACCGTTCCAGACAGCCTGATTTCTGTTTCCGACAAGACTGTCACGGGGTTGGTCGGTGTTCTCGGGACGCTCGTTGGCGTGATGTGGAAGCTTCAGCAAGAGGGGCCGAAGACATGATCGCCGAAGCCGCCCTGTCGCTCCTCTGGCGTCACTGGAAGCTCATTCTAGGGGCCGTGGTGGTTCTGGGCCTGTCGGTCGCCCTGACGCTCACCAGAGGCACCCTAGAGCGCGAGAAGGCCGCTCACGCAAAGACCAAGGCCGACTACGCCTTCGCTCAGGAGGTGGCCACGGTCAAAGCCGAACGACAGCGCCGCGATCTAGAGGATCGATACCGGAGAAACGCAGATGAAGCCGAAGACCTCCACGCCGCTGCGCTGGCTAGCGCTACCGATGCTGCTGAGCAGTACATTGCTCGCAACCGGGTGCGGCCCCAAGCCGCTCAGTGTCCGTCCAGCGGAACCGCTCCCGCCGCCAGTGATCAGCGTCCCGGCGTTCCTGAGGGAGTGCCCGCCGCGTCCGTCATGGTTACAGCCGACGACGTGCGCGCCTGCACCGGTGCCGTCGTCTACGCCGACGAAGCCCGCAAATGGGCGTTGACGCTTAACCCGGAGCGCTAGACTCCTGCCCGATGTACCAACTATGTTCCGCCCATGGCCGCCCCGATTCCCAACAGAGCAAGGACACTAGGGGCATCGATCAGAGAGAACTCCCCGATAAGGGTGATGTGTACGCATTGCTCGGCATGGAAGGAGCTGGGCAGGGATGACCTGAGACGGTTGGCGAAGATCAGGGGTGAGGATTACTCGCTGGTGGGGCGCCGGTGCCGGTGCAAGCTCACCAAGGGATGCCACGGGTGGAATCGCTTCTTCTATGAGGCAGGGGTATTTCGTCCGTTGTGGACTGAGGAGGATGTGAGGCGGTGGATCTTGAAGGGTTAGGTGGAGCTAGCCGCAGGAATCGAACCCGCATTTCCGCCGTACAAAGGGGGCGTCCTACCATTGAACGAGGCCAGCTTGGCGCGCCCGGTAGGATTCGAACCTACGACAAACCGTATAGAAGACGGATGCTCTATCCAGCTGAGCTACGGACGCGCGAGAAATTCAGGCTCTTCGCCTGAGCGTCGTTCGTGTTCGTAGGCCGCAGGTCATATAGCTGCGGGTACACTATCGACTCGACAAATGTCAATCGGGATGGCATGAAGGAGGAGCGGGAGCGAACCGTTCTATAGTGGGCGGTGTAGGTTCCGCTTCGCTGCGGCGGGCGGTGACCCGAGAAGAACGGTTCTGAAAAACGGGCCGGGTCGGTGAAACTCCGAATGTAGCCCCCGCCGCAGTACCCTATCCAATGACCGTAGGCGGTCAGTAATTCTCCCTGCGGGCAGGCCTCGTAGGATAGCGGCGCGGATGCTTTCGAGGTCCGCGCCGTTTTGGCCTACTCACCCCGTCCAGTATGAGACAGGGTTATCCTGAGCGTTCTCGCATCGATCCGCGTCACAACCAGCTGCTCACCTTCTGCCAGCTTATCGGCCATGGCGTTCAGGATGCGTCTGGAGATCATGCCCTGAGGTGCAACGACCTCACCTGATTCCTGCCAGTCCCGGCGCAGCTTGGAGAGGGAAGGGCCGATATCGGTCATGCTCAACTCCTCAGGGACATGGAGAAGGGGCGCCGGTCAGCGTCGGATGGTCAAACTGATCTGCATATACGAGCCGACCGAAGTGCTCCACGATCCTGCCTGACTCGCGGTCTTTCCCGATTTGGGCGGCGCGGGCGCGAATGGCATTGTTTTTGGCGAACACGTTCTTCAACGCATGATTGATGCGCCACCAACGCGGGCCGAGCGGGAAGACTGCCCACATCTCTCGGGCCAGCCGCCGCACGTCGCGTTCATGCGCCTTTGCGTATTCAACGGCAGGGCGACCAACGAGGCGGTCCAGTTCGGCCTGATCCCATGTGGTGATGCGCTTGCAAAGCATGTAGATTTCGTCGTCATTCATCGCTCAACTCCTCCACGTTAGGGATACCAGTCCGCCGATCATTCCTCCACCACCTCTGTCGGGGATGCTGATAGGCGCGGATAGCTGCTGCGATTTCCTCGGCTCGGTCACTCGGAAAGCCGTGATCCCGATCGCACTGCGCGTAGTGGTCCGCCACCCGCGCCGCTTCCTCCAGCGCTTTCGCTCTCTCATGGGTGGTGGGCTTGGCGATATCAGTGGCTTTCATGGCCGATTCCTCCTATAAAATCAGGGTGAACCGCTCCCGAGTTTTCCGGATTTACCCTTCGTTCGCGCAGGAAGCGCAAATGCGCCAGTTCGCCGGGGCAGCGCGCTTCATTTACAACCTCGCGCTGGAGCAGCGTCGAGATTGGTGGCGACAGTTCAAAGCGGCCACTGGCCGTCCGATCTCTTGGTCTTCGCAAAGCCGCGAGGTTTCCGAACTTCGCGCATCCACGGACTGGCTTGCCGCTGTTCCGCGTTCTGTTTGCGAAAGCGCTTTGCGTGATCTTGAAAGAGCCTACGCGGCGTTTTGGCGCGGGGCGGGATTTCCAGGCTTCCGAACGGCCGACAGGAATCGAACCTTCCGGGTTCAGGGTCGCGAATGCCCTACGCGCAGGCTCAACCGAAGGTGGGCGGCGTTGCGCTTGCCCAAGATCGGCGAGATGAGACTGAGGCTCACGCGAGCGATCCCGGAGCAGGCAATAAGCGTGTCGGTGCGCCAGGCTGGCGAAAAGTGGTTCGCGTCGTTCTCTTATGAGCACGACGCAATTGACGCGCCGATGCCGCTTGAAGTCGGTGTCGATCGAGGGGTGGCGAACACCATCACGCTGTCGAATGGGGAGCGCTATTCTATTCCCGCGTCGATCAGAAAGACCGATGCGGCTAGGCGCCGAGGGCAGCGGGTCTTGTGCCGGAGAAAGAAGGGGTCGCGGCGCCGGCTGAAGCAGCGCCTCCTTGTCGCCGAGCTTCATCGTCGGGCAGGCGCGACGCGCACTCACTGGCTGCACGAGCGCTCGACCGATATCGCGCGCCAATTCGGTCAGGTTGCAATCGAAAAGCTCAACGTCGCCAGTATGACGCGCAGCGGTGGAGGGGCGAAGAAGCGCGGTCTCAACCGCTCCATCCTTGAGCAAGGCTGGTCTATCTTCGCCAGCATGCTCGAATACAAGCTCGTCGAGCGGGGCGGCACGCTGTATTACGTCAACCCCGCCTATACGTCGCAGACCTGTTCGGAATGCGGGTCCGTCAACGCCGAGAGCCGCAAGAGCCAAGCGGTCTTTCAATGCGTCGAGTGCGGACACGCCGCCCATGCGGATACGAACGCTGCGATCAATATTCTCCGCCGAAGCCCGGCGGGCGTGGAGGGCGCCGGTTACGGCCCCGTCGAAGCGCAGACTGGAGCGATGCTCACGCATCGTGAAAACCTCGCGGCTTAGGCTGCGAGGGGAGGCTGAGAAAGCCGCCCTGCACCACGAATTCCGGTGCTCGGCAAACGACCCGCGCGATCAGCTCTTCTCTATTCATGGTCGTACTCCATCATGGCGTCGGCGGCTTCACGAGCCGCGCCAACAGTCCAGTCGAACTCGGGTGGCAAAGGGTCGGCAACACTAAGGCGCTTGCCAACCACCTCGACCATGAAATCAGCGCACTCTCTGAGATGGTCGCTGGTCTTTCCGCCGCGCCGACCAGCGACCACCGCGCCCATGCACACGACGAAACTGAAGATGGTCTTGCATACCTCGGTATCCGGCAGGCGCGTGCTTCCGTCGAACAACGCCCCACGTCCGCCGTCGCCCTGCAATGCGAGGTCAACACTCTCAACGAATAGAGCCTCGAAGCTGGGCGCATGCTCACCCGACATGGGAGTGGTCCTTGGCTTGAAGGGCGTCGCGAGCGATTTCACACGCTGCGTCCAGACCGATCGTCTTGCTTCCAACATCGCGAACTGCTCGCTCCACCTCCCCCGTTGTGGATGATCGGGCTGCTTCATCACGGGTGCGGAGGGCGAGAACAGCGGCCTGCACGTCGCCGCGCCGGATCATCAGGCGGTCATCGGGATCGGTGGCGTGCCGGAAGCCGATGCTGCGTCCGGCGACCCTCTCCAGCCGCTCCACCAGCTCGTCTCCCGGTGTGGGGTTATTGGGGGTCATGGGGATGGTCCTTTTGGCGTGCGATGCGGCCTTGCTCGGTGGCCCACCAACGGTCGTAAGCCTTGGCGTCGGCACAGGCGCAGGCGTCCTTCGGAAGTTCGCATTTCGCGCAGATTCGCTCACCCGACATTGGGCGTCTCCTTCAGGGCTGGGCCGTCATCTGGTGCACACGCGTCGGCAAGCTGGCCGATGCGAGCATGAACCTCCGCCGGCACGAGCATCAGGAACTCCGTGCTCACATTGTCAGCAAGGAAGGCACCCGCGGCTCGGCCGCACTCAATCAACGCCTCGCGCAGCCTATCCCTCTCTGCCTCTATGTCGGACGAGGGGGGTTGTGTTGAGAGGCGGTGGCGGGCGAAGGCTTGGTAGCATTCGTCCAGCGAGATATTGCGTGAGCCGTAGAGGAGCGCTTCAGCTGCGTCCCGATCCGCCTGCGTCACCGTTACCTGTTCATTGCTCATTGGGGTTGATCCTTTGGATTGGGGGCGGAAAGGCGCGCTAGAGCCGCGCTCGCTTGCCGGAACAGTGCGCGGCGCTGCTGTCGCGATGTGGGATGTGGTGGGCCGGCTGGCGTCCGATATCGGCATGTGCGGTCACGCTTTGGCGCGTCGCCCGAGTGGGCCATCGCCATCGCCAGCCCGCAGATCGCAGCGATAGGGTTATGGCGCAGGCCCATCGCTCACCCCTCCTCAGAAGTGGAAAGGGATGCGCGGGCTTTCAGTGCAGCAGCGCAGAGGGCGAGGGCGGGGGTGGATGCGTTGGTGTAGATTGAGGCAGGGCGGAACAGCTGCCCGCCTCCCCACTTCCCCCGCCGACGTCGCAACCAAATCAGCTGAGCAAACGCGCGCTTCGTGCCGGTGCCGGTTGCAACTTTCTCGAACAGGCCTTCCGGCACCAGAGTCATCGCTGCGTCGATGGAGGCGGTGTAGGCGGGTAGCTCCGGTGCGCTTCCGTCGAAGTCGTAATAACCTCGCTCAAGGACCATCACCGAATAATCCCGATGTCCGTAGAAGGAGTCGCCGTCGCGCTCGCGCACAATGCCGCAGACCAGCGCGATCTCCGCGTCCAGCTCACGATCCGGCCCCGCCGCCCGCTCAACGCGATCTGCCAGTTCCAGCAGTTCTGTCTTATCCATTGTCGTCACCGGGGGTTGGAGATGGGGGAGGGGCGGCAAGCGCTGCGGCTAGAGCCGCTTGGAGCGCCGGGTCGGGCTTGCTCGGGTGGCAAACGTTGCAGCGGCGGCTACACAGGCAGTTGCCTTCGCCTTCGTCGTAGGTGTCGCACTGCCAGTCCCAGGAGCAGCCATAGACGACGCCTTCACCGTGGCAGTTCCAGCACTCGCTTTCCTCGTAGTCCCAGTAGGGATCGGGGTCGTCGTCGCGCTCCTGCACAACTATTCTCCTTGGGTTGAGGAAAGGAGGGCGCGCGAGAGTTCCACATCGACGCAGCGGGCGTTGATGCCCATGTCCCGGTGATCGCCGTAGCCTTCGACGAACTCGCCGCTTTGGTATGAGACATCGATCACGCCGCGCGCCTGCATCTGCGCGATATGCTCGGCATGCTCTTCGATCGTGTCGAAGTCGTAGAAGCTGTCGCGGAACTCGGCCATGAAGGCGTCGTCGAACTTCGCCGGATCGAGCGCTACTTCGATCGTCTGTGTGACTTCGACGCGGTATTTCCGCACGATGCGTTCAACATCATCTTGCATCAGGCTGGTCCTTGCGCTTGGCGCCGGGATAGAGGCGCTCGACAATCAGCACGCGGGTTCGCTGGACCACGTCCATCGCCTCTCGCGATTTTGGTAGGCCGCGTGTTGCCAGCATGACGGCCCACGTTTGCAGGTCGGATAGCTCCTGCATCAGAGCATGGACTTCAGCGTCGGGTGCGCCGCCGGGGAAGGTGGTGCCGACGACTTCGACGTGGTTGGCCGCGTCCGCCATGGGGATTTCCTTGGTGGGGGTGGGGGTGGGGATCATGCTGCGGCTCCTAATCGAACAGGCCGCGACTGCCATCGGCGCGGACGAACTTGATCTTGTCGCAGGTAAAAAGAACTGCATCTGCCCGAAGCCACGCAGCCTGAAACCACGGCGCAGATGTTCGATCTGGCGTGAGGGCAATGCCGTTGCCGTGAGCAAAGAACTTGTCGAGCCAGGGGGCCAGCGCGCCGCGTCCGCCGAACGGCGCGTTCATCCAGACAAAGCCCTCCCATTCGCGCTCAAGCCCGCGGTCGCTGTAGATCCGTGCGGCGGGCACATAGGTTGTGCCACGCGCCGGATGGGCCACATCGAGATCGAACGAACAGCGCAAGGCTGCAAACACCTCGGGCGGAGTGTACCACTCGTCGCTTGCGCCGGGGGCTTCCCACGCCGCCATCACCGCTCTCCCGCTTCAGGGGTGGGGAGATGGGTGGACAGGCGCACCACTTCATCGCGAGCCTCTCGGTCGCCATAAATGACATCGAGCGCGGCCAAGGATTGCCGGATGAGGTCGATCTCAGCGCTCAGAATGACTGGCGGGGCGTTGAGATCGAC